CGTGAGGGGCACTCGGCTAGCATAGGAGCGAGTAATCATGGCCAAACCACCTCTAGTGCAGTCGTGGGGATACCCCGCGGTGCAGACATCCATCCTCAGGTTCGACTCAGGTATTGAGCTCGATCTCTCTTACGAGACTGATGGTGGACGAGGGTCCCGTGACATCACGTACGGCAGTGCCAAGCGTGATGCAACAGGGTGGCGTCAACCTACCGCCTACGCGGTACGCGACGTGGTTTGGAGTCGGCCAAAGCTGTACTCGGAGCGCAGGATGTACGGAGACCGTACGTCCTACGAGTCGGGCCCAGCAGAAGCTGATTCTCTTCTCCCGCCAGCCTTCTCCTTTTATCCCAGTGGGATCGAGGAGGCGGCACTCATTAAAGCTCGAAATCGCATCAAGGATGGTAAACTTGATGCGGCGGTAGCGCTTGGTGAGGCGAGGAAGACCATTGACACCATCGGTAGCAGGCTCAGGCAAATAGCAGAAGGAGTTGTCGGCTTTCGAAAGAAGACGCCGAAGAAACTCTGGGACGCTATGCGTCGCGGGGCGCGAAAGCCCTCCGCTGCGTGGCTTGAGCTAAACTACGGATGGGTCCCTTTTCTCAACGACATCGTTGGCGGCGCCGAGTATCTGGCGTCGATCAACTATGAGGACATGCGTGTGTCGGCTCACGGCCACTGCGATGCAGAGACCGAGGACTGGCACTGGATGCCCAATTCGCTGTACCCGGACACGGGTGCCGCGTGTATGTTGAGAAAGCATTATGGTGTGTTTGTTCGACTTGACTACAACTTTCCGGCGTCCTTCTTAAGCGACGTCCTGAAGCGTGGTAGCCAGCTGGGACTTACGAACCCAGCCACCTTAGTGTGGGAACTCTTGCCTTTCTCCTTCGTCTTAGATTGGGTCGTACCGGTAGGCTCGTGGCTTTCGTCACTAGACGCTACAGTAGGACTTGAGTACAAGGCAGGGAGCAGGACACATCGTGAAATGATGTCCGCCGATGGGTGGACCTCGCATATTGGTCCAGGTGGCGAAAGCTACTTTGATCAGTACCGCTTGACGGATCCGGGTTTCCTTAAACACAAGGTGATCCAACGGAATCCGTATCTTCACGAGCCCTACGTTTTCCATCCCGTGCTTCGGGATCCCTTCAATGCCAGGCGCGCAGTAAGCGCGGTTTCATTACTTCACCAGGCATTTGGGCACAGAGGTCCTCGTATAGGCTTCTGATCAGCACTCCGCCCCTGGGCTCTTTCGGTCCCAGGTTCCGTCTATCCTCCTTAGGAGAGCTTTCATGGCTGCTAAAGCCACTATCACTCTGAATGATGTTGTCTACTACCCGGGTCAGGACGTAAGTCCTGGCGTCAGCGCATGGTACGACCGACCCACTGGTACGAACCCCGCGCAGAGCATTCTAACTCAGAATGTCCGGAATAACGGCAACGGTAAGCAAATCCGCGGTGAGCACAAACTCACGCTGCCGATTGCGACGACGGAGGCTACCTCTTGCGCCTGCCCTGGGTCCGTGCTTCGCGAAAGCTATGCACAGATCTTGGTACAGGTTGCGAAGGACGCTCCCACTGCAGAGCGAACTGATCTGTTGGAACGGATCCGCGATTTCGTAGCGTCGGATGTTTTCGGCGATACGATCCTCTACGGACTCGGCGGCGCGGCGTTTTAACACAGCCTGACCGTCCAGCAGTGCCAGGGTTACCCCTGCCAGTTCACACTTCATGGAGCATAGCTTTATGACTCGAAATGATACATTCTCGAGGCACCGTCGTAGCATGACGTCCATCCTAGCCTGCAAACTAACGCAGGAGCTAGGGCCTCTCGGGGAGAGGGTGGTGTCGATGATCGCTAAAAATGATCTCCGACCCCTCCTTGACCCGCCCCAAGTACCCGAGCTGTTGAAAGACTTCTCGGATACCGAAGAGTTTCGCGATGCCTACCAAGCGGTCAGCCTTTTGAGCAAATACCCATTTGCTATAGAGGGAGTCGACCGGGCGGCGGCAGCTTTGACAAAGTTTCGCGAAGCAGAGGAGCACTGCTCAGAGACGAATATTCGTCTGTCCAGACCTAACTCGCTTCCATGCGAGGTTGTGGACCTCATCACGAGGACACGGCGTAAAATAGGTTGGATACTGGGCCCATTCTCATGGGATCAGGCAGAGCAGTACATGGACTTCGGTCCTGGGGCAACCACCCGGTTGCCTCGGGCCCGCGGGGACGTTTATTACAAGATGCAGGGAAAACTGCACACGACGTTTAGCAACCTGAT